TCACCAAAGGCGAACGTGCCGGGCTCCAAGCACAGGGCGATTCTGAAGTCAGTGAAATGATTGACGAATTGCTAAGTGACGCAGGCGCCAGTGGTTTAAGAACTATTTGGGACCTTAAAGAGCAAGGTATGGCGGAAAGCATCCAACACAAAAAAATAACGGAATTGTTCGATGCCAAAACATCATTCCCTTTGAAATGGGATACTCAGTTTGCCAGCAAGGGTGAAGTACACGCAGAAGCATACGATGCAGACGGTAGGACAATTGACATATCATTTACACCAACAGGATATGGCCATGGGATTGAAATTGTATTTAAACGTGGTGGCAGTTATGACATGACCGGTCATGGTGATGCTCCAAGAGTATTGGCAACTGTGGTAAACGCTATCAGCCAGTACTTGCAAAAGTACCAACCACCTTATATTGCATTCAGTGCCAAGTCAACTGGTGGCAGAGCAGGTGCATACGCAGCAATGATTCGTCGTCTTGCTCGTGGCTACACACTGCTGACTCCAGATGAATATCCCGAAGATACAGAAGGTTTCTTGGACTTTCTTGGCCGCGACATACCTTTTATATTGGCAAGAAACGCAAAGATGGATACAAAAGGTGTGGCGGAGGATGCAGCCGGTGTTGGTGTAATTGCTAAAAACAAAAAAATGGCTCGTGATCCCCGTTACTCAATGAGTATTACCAAAGATGTTCAGCCCGGACAGGACAAGAAAAACCTGCAGGCCTGGCATTTAATTAAAAAATAAATATATATATTAATTCTGGAATAATTATGAAACCAACTGATTTTTTACCTGAAAAGCACAGCATCGGGCAAGCAGCCGTAAACATGCATGTTGACCACGAGATTCAAATGGCTCGAGAAGAGTGCTATCATGCTGCTACCAATGCCATGGAATTACACCGTATGCTTAAACATGTTAGCGAAGAAGAAGGACTTCAGGCCTGGGCCAGTGAAAAAATCACACTGGCTAATGATTATCTTCGCACAGTTAAAGAATGGCTTGAATACGAAATCATGACCAAGTTAGAACAGGGTGTTGCAGAAAATAATCCTGCACCAGTGGCTGCACCCGTACCAGCCGAGCCTACTATGTTAGAAGACGAAGGTGTTACTTTTAATCTTTACAAAAATGGATCACCGATGGTCAGTAGAGAAGGTAATATTTTGGAATTTCATAGTATAGAATCTGCTAACAAAGCAGCAGCAAAATTAATGGAAAAGCCGTGGAATAAGACTGCAACTTTTGAAGCTCGTAAAAAGATGAAAGAAATGACCAGCGGTGCTACTGGATCAGCTGGTATTGCTGTAGCGCCTGCTGCAAAAAGCAAAATGATCAAAAGGACCATGCAGTGAAACTGTCAGAAGTAGCTCCAATTCCACCCAAGGTTCCTGGTATACCTGCAGCACCTGTGACTGCTAATACTGCTGTGTCTGGCGGCACTGCATCTAACGTAGCTACTGCTCAAAAACCTGGCGGCACCATTGGTTCACCAGGACCAAAACCACCAGTTGTTCCTGCTAAACCTGTGCCACAACCAGCTGTTGATGCTCTAGCACAAATAATAAAAAGTGCAGGATTATCTCCTACACAATTAAATCAAATTGTAACAAAGGCCAAATAAAATGCATGTAATTGACCTGTTAAATAACTCAGATCGAAATTTTCTTGAAGGCATGATTAATAACGAAGCCGACATTATTAAGTTTCCTGGCAAGATGAATGTTCGTGGCATCAAGCCTAAAAACCCAACTGACGGTGAAGTTGTCAGTTTAAAAACATCGCCAAAAAAACAAGCACTGACTACAAAGGATCTAGCAACAATCAGTGATCAAGCATTGGATCGTGCCTACAGTTACGGTCGTAGCGTACCAGGGCCAAATTTTGGCTGGCTGGCTAATATGAACAGTGCCATGTTTGCCAAAAGAGCAATAGACTCTGGTGAAACTGACATTGATAGAATTGCTGCCGAAGTTCACAAAGGATGGGCTGCTGCTGCCATTGGTGACTACAAAAATAAATTACCCATAGATCCTCCGACTCCAGAGGAAACAAAACTTAGAAGACTTCGTCTGGCACAAATTGATTATAATAGTCTGCCAGAAAAAGAAAAAGAAAAAGATCGTGTAGTGGCTCGTGCACTATTACAGGCTATTAGCAGCCGAGAGCCTTCTGGCAATGATGTAAACGAAGGCGATGTAGTTCCCATGCCGGCTCGTCCAAAAACAGATCCTGTGGTAAATGTACAGCCTGCATCTGTGTTGCCTTTTAGTCAGTTTCGTGATCCAGGTACTAGAAATCTTGAAAGATGGAAACAGCAGGTCAGAGATCGCCACCCTGAGTACGGAAATAAAATCAGATTTGTCAGTAAAGATAACGGTAAAGTCATCAGTGCTGAAATACCTGGTCTAGATCGCAGCTTTGGCGTCTTTGATCTTGCTACAGAAAAAGGTCAAGTACTAGACGAAACAGGCGTAGCAGGTCCCGAGAATTGCTGGCCTGGACATCGTAAGGTAGGCACACAACCTGGTACAGGTAAGAATGCTGGTAAGCGTGTTAATAAATGTGAGAAAATTAAAGAGCAAGGTGTGGCGGAATCACAAACTGCTAAAGCAGGCATAGTTCAAACTGAGGTATATGGCACTAAAGCCTATCACGCAAAATGTATGGAACCTAATTGTGATTGGCAAAGTAAAAGATACGACAGAATAAATCAAGCACAGGCAGTAGCAAAGAAACACAGCGAACAACATTTCAATAAAAAAGATGTGGCGGAAGGCTCCAGTGATACTATCTATCCTAACGCAGAAATAATCAAGAGTAAGAATGGCAAGCCAGTTGGTGAGATTTACCAAGATGGTAATAGTTGGGGCGCCTTTCATTATCGTGCAGACCGTGGATATGATTTAATCGACAGTAGAGAAGATGCCATAGAAGCACTGAAAGACTTGCATCAAGAAACAGGTCGTAGTCGTCCGGACTATACTATCAAAGGTGTGGCGGAAGGTATGGAAGGACGAGTAGTATTCTCTGGAACTGGTGCTAATGGTTCTAAGTATGAAATCATCCAAACAGGGCCAACTGATTTTATGATTCACGCCAACGGTAGACATATTGATACCTATAGTAGTTTACAAAGAGCAATGGGCGTTCTTAAAAACGAAGTTCCAGGATTACAGCAAGGTGTAGCGGAGGCAGACAAACACTCAATGCTTGGTAAAATTCAGCGTCATCAAGAGCTAAAGAAAAAAGTAGATACAAGTTTTGCTGATATTGGCCAAGCACAAAAAGCCGGCGATCATTCTACGGCAAGTAAAGCATTTAGAAAGCATGAGCGTTATGCTAACTTAGAGCGTCCTGGCACTTGGACTAAAGTTGATGAGCAAGGTGTGGCGGAAGGCTCCGTAAACGATTACTTCAAACGCCGCAAAGATGAAGAAGATCGTATTGCAGGGACCAAGGCTCCTGCTAAACGCACTCCCAAGCAAACTGATTACGAGAAGAAGCGTAAAGATCAAGGTGTGGCGGAAGGCTACGAGCCCGGTGATAAAGTTACTTGGTATTACAGTAATCACTATCCCAAAGTTGAAGGCACAGTAGTTGGTATAAAAGATGGAAAGTACCGCATCAAATCAGTTTCTCCCTTACCAGGCCAAGAACACACTGATCCGGCTATTTACGCTGTTCCTAAAAATAATATTATGAGTCATACAAAGCAAGGTGTGACGGAAGAGAATATAAGCGAACTAAAGAAATCTACTGTGAAATCTTATGCTGATAAGAAACAAGCAGAATTAGATGATGTTCCTCCGATGCCATTTAAAAAGCCAGGCATGTCTAAAGCTGAACATGAAAAAGCAGCCAAAGGCATGATGGGAGCATTAGCTAGACTAAGCGGTAAAAAACCAACAAGTAAAGACGTGGCCGAAACAGGAAATGCTTTTATGACTGGTATAGAAAATACTCCTGAATACAAAGCAGGATTTAGTACTGGCAAGTTACCTGTGCCATATCCCGAAGGATCACAACAATATGTTAATTATTACAAAGGTGTAATGGATAAAGCAGGTCCTAAAGGTGTAGCAGAAGGTTCGGAAGATAATCCTGTAGCTAATGCTATTATCAAAAGAATTCTAAGCCAGCGGCCAGACCTGCTAAAATATGGAGCAGATTTGGTTGGTGATGCAGTCGACGAGGTTGCCAGTTCAGTTGGCAAGGTTCAAGAAATTGGCACCAGTGATGTTAGCAATTGGGTTCGTCAAGTTGAAAATTATGTTAAGAGAGCGGCACAGGGCAACAGTAATAATCTCAATGAAGTCAGTGACGAAATGTTGATCAACTATCTTACCAAAGTTCATCAAGATGCCATGAAGAATCCAGCAGATCCTTCAAAGCGAAGTCCAGAAAAACGCAATAAATCTGTATCTGGATTTAATCGTGCTTTCAACAAACTAGATGCTAGGCCCAGGAAAGACGTAGGCAATGACAACGATCAGGCACAGGCACTGGCGCCCAGAGTCAGCGAAGTTTCAGATGTTAAGGATCCAGGAACAATGGATCACCGGGATTACATCAAACAGGCCGACGAACTTCATGCAAAAATGATGGCCGCTAGTCAAAGAAATGACATAGCTGCCTACGAAAAATTAAAAGCTGAAAGAGACGAATTAGACGCTCGTGCTCGCAAAGGTCTAAGAGAAGAAGAAAAAGAAGGACGTCCTCGTATTCGTAAATACTCTAAGATGAGACCCGACGGTTCCAAGGCCATTAGATACGAAGTTCTAGACCATCGGGGAATACGTATCCCTGGTCAAGGTGTTGAAGGCTTTGATGACTTAAAATATGCTAAAGAATTCTACCATCGCAATTATGATAAGCTGCAATCGCCGGTAGAAGAACAAGCACAAGAAGCACCAACAGAAGAGCCAATTCGTGAAGTGGCTGGACGCTACTGGTGCAAGAACGAAAAGCGTTGGAAGAATGTGGAGTAAATATGGAAGAATTACAAAAGGCCGCAAAAATTGCTTTTGCCAGTGAGTTTAGTTTTTATCTTAAAGCACATCAGTTTCATTGGAACGTCGAAGGTATTAACTTCAAACAGCTTCATGACCTGTTTGGTGGTATCTACGAAGAAGTCTATGCAAGTATAGATGACTTTGCTGAAAAGATTCGTAGCCTAGGCACTTATATGCCTGGCAGCTATACTCGTTTTAGTATGCTGAGTAAGATTGAAGATGAGACACAGATTCTTGAAGCTACTGCAATGGTACAAGAACTAGCCGAAGACAATGAAAAAATCGTCAAAATCCTTAAAATGGTTTTTGACCTTGGCGAAGCAGCTGGCGAACACGGTTTCAGTGATTTCATTGCTGGTCGTATGGATGCACATCGTAAACATGGTTGGATGTTAAAAGCTACGCTAAAATGAAATCTAGAGAAGTAATAGTCGAATTTAGCACCACTGGTGGCGGTAGTGACGACGAAAAATCGTACTTGCTACAATTAGCCAGCGATCTTTATGATGCACTATACATACACAAAAATACTCAGACTGTTAAAGATGTAAAAAATAAAATAGAAATGGCAGGTGGTTCCGTAAAAATTCTTCACGGAAGATCAGTGCCAGGCAGTAATGTTCGTGAACTAGATGGTACTTTCCAAGTTGTCATGTATCATCCTAAATATTTTAAACAAGGCTATTTGATCAGACTAGTTGGCGATAACCCAGAAGGCGTAGCAGAAGACCAGTTAGACGAAAAATGGAGTGAGAAGTATAAACGTAGTATAAATTGCTCTAGTCCAAAAGGTTTTAGTCAACGTGCCCATTGTCAAGGTCGTAAAAAACACGCCAAAGAAAATATCAATGAAGGCACGGATAATTTTAATCTGGTACATTCTGCCATTAAAGATCTGTTGCCTGTAGCAATGTCTGAACTTGAATTAGAACAACTACCCAAAATACATATTAAAAAGACCTTAGACCATGCAGGACAACCTAGCTTTGGTTCATTTAACGGTAAAAACATAACCTTAGCAGTCAGCGGCAGACATCCAGTTGATATCTGCAGAACACTGGCACACGAACTAACACACTTTGCTCAAGGCACACAAAACAAACTTGACAACGAAAGTGGTCGTACTGGTAGCCCAGAAGAAAACGAAGCTAATAGCATAGCTGGTATCATCATGCGTAAGTTTAGTGTAAAACATCCTGAATACATGAAAAATGAAGATTAACGAGTTAAAAGGCGATGTTGCGTATAACGACCAACTAAGTTCAAAGGCCTGGTCTGGTAGCCGTCTTAGACCCGAAGTTCGATATAAACTCTTACAAACTTCTAAAAAATTTATTGATTACTTAGATATTCCCGGATTCAGAGTGTTAGACGTAGTCTTAACAGGTAGTATGGCTAATTATAACTATACAGACTACTCGGACTTTGATGTACATGTTGTTACCAAATATTCAGACTTAGACTGCGACGATCTGGCTGAAGCCTTTTATCGAGCTAAAAAACAGTTGTGGAACGATCAGCATGATGTTATAATCAGAGGCCATGATGTTGAAATGTATGTAGAAGATATCGAAGAGCCACCAGTCAGTGCAGGAATTTATAGCCTACTAGATGATCGTTGGATTAAAGAACCCAGTTATAATCCTCCAGAATTTGATCGCACTGCTGTTCGTGCTAAAGTACAAGACTTGATTAAACAGATTGATGTAGCAATTGACATTGCTGACGACCCTGAGGATTTAAAAAGAATTGGCGATAAAATTAGAGACATGCGCCGTGCTGGGTTAGCAGCAGGCGGTGAATTTAGTGTAGAAAATCTTGCATTTAAAGTGTTAAGAAACAAAGGTTACATTGATCGACTGTATAAAGAATATAACCACCAACAGGACGTCGATCTCAGTATATGAAAATAAATGAAATTAGTCTAGGTCGTAGTGTAAGATACCCATTCTTTAGTATCTTTGATCTTGTCCAACAACGACAAGACGGCAGGCCTGGCCTAAAGATTCGATTTCAGAAAAAGCGTCAACTACCTCCAGAAGTTCTACAGAGTGGAATTTATGCATGGCATCACCCCGACTGGGGTTATTTTTATGTAGGCATTGCAAGTAAAAATAATTTTCGTGAGCGTTGGTACAAGCATGTTCAAAAACTTTTAGACCAATGCACTACCGCTAAACAGATGCGTAATTGGAAAGAATTTTCAACTAAGTTTACCGCAGCAGGTTATGGCATAGAAGACTTAAAAGATATCACCTTGAGATTTTTTCCTATTCCAGCAGATCTTGGGGATAGTCCCGAAATATTTAAACAAAAACTCGGCACCATCGAAGATCGTATCGTGGCAATTTTAAACCCAGCTTGTAATTATCAATACGATCCAACAAGACCTAGTTCAACAAAGTTTCCTACACAACGGCCAGCACCTGCAAATAATTTATAAGGATAGTGCATGGAACAGTACATGGACGACTACGAGTCGTATAAAAAATATGTCGATCTGCATTCTCACTGTAGCTGTAGATGTTTTGCACACTGCGGTCATAGTTGCATGACTGATGGTTGCGAGTGCACAGAATGTCAGTGTGTAGAATGCGAAGATACAAACCAAATCATCAAAAGTTCAAATTAAAAATGAACAATTTGGAAACGAATTCACCTTAGGACCGTAACTCAGTTACGAGGTGATGGCCGGCTGCTGGCTTGGAACTGAACGATTCGCTACCTAGTAGGTTCCAGAAGTGAGCACTTTTCTTTTTCAAAACAGTTGATTGTTGCAGGCAAATAGTCTACAATAGTATACTTCAACAACAGGAGATCACATGAGCTCAAAAACTTTTAGTGGCGATCAAAAAATTAAACTTACCCAAATTATCAACGAAGGCATGCAGGTCATGCACGAAATAGAAACCCTTAATGAAGGTCTCAATGACACCGTAAAGGCCATTGCCGAAGAACTAGAAATTAAACCAGCTATTCTTAAAAAGGCAATTAAAATTGCACATAAGGCCAAACTTGGTGAAACCAACCGAGACCATGACGACCTTAATACCATCTTGGAAACTGTAGGTAAGACTCTTTGAACGATTTGTTGTATAATACCTTTGCATGGATTAAAGATGACTGGAGCAGTAATCGCTTTCGTTTTACTATTGAGTTGTTGGCTTGGGCTATTAGTATTGGCTGCTCAATTACCATGGCACTCACAGTCCCAAATCCTCCTCTTCTTGCTCTGTATCCTCTGTGGATTGGTGGTTGTGCCATGTATGCTTGGGCTAGTTATACTCGTAAATCTTTTGGAATGTTGGCCAACTACCTCTTGCTAACTACCATTGATATAGTTGGACTAATAAGGATGATTACAAATTGAGTTACGTTGACGCACTTTTTTCAAAAGACGAAGATAGAATCTATGTAGTTGAACGTGTCAACGGTGAACGTGTTTACCGCGAATATCCTGCCAACTATATTTTCTATTACGACGACCCTAAAGGTAAATTCAGATCAATTTACGGTACTCCTGTAAGTCGATTTAGTACTCGTAGTGGCAAGGAATACTACAAAGAATTAAAAATGCACAATAAGAACCAGCTTTGGGAATCAGACATAAAGCCTGTTTCTCGTTGTCTGGAAGAAAATTATCTGGGCCGTGACGCTCCTAAACTTAATGTTGCATTTTTTGATATTGAGGTCGACTTCGATCCTGTCAGGGGTTTTAGTCGACCCGAAGATCCTTTTAATCCTATTAATGCTGTTAGCGTTTATTTGCAATGGCTTGATAAACTGATTACTTTGGTCATACCACCAAAGAGCTACAGTTGGGAAACTGCACAACAAATTTGTGAACAGTTCGACAATTGCTATCTGTTTGACACCGAGGAAGAGCTGTTAAAAACATTTCTTGACCTGATAGACGATGCAGATATTCTAAGTGGATGGAACTCGGAGGGATTCGATATTCCATACATGATCATGCGTATTACGCAGGTACTTACCAAAGACGACACTCGAAGGTTTTGTCTTTGGAATCAATTTCCTAAGAAAAGAACGTTTGAACGATTTGGAGCAGAAAACATTACATTCGACTTAACTGGTCGTGTGCACATGGACTATATGCAACTGTATCGTAAGTACACCTATGAAGAACGACATAGTTATAGTTTGGATGCAATTGGTGAGTACGAACTAGATGAGCGCAAAATTCAATACGAAGGTACACTAGACCAACTGTACAATAAAGATTTTCCTAAGTTTATTGATTACAATAGACAAGACACTGTATTGTTAGCCAAGCTAGATAAAAAACTCAGATTCATTGATTTAGCCAACGAACTGGCGCACGACAACACAGTATTGCTACCAACTACCATGGGAGCTGTGGCAGTTACTGAACAGGCAATTATCAATGAAGCACATCAAAAAGGTTTAATAGTTCAAAATAGGAGTAATTCAGATGAACAAGGTGACACGCAAGCGGCAGGTGCCTACGTTGCTTACCCCAAAAGGGGGATGCACGAATACATCGGAGCCATCGATATCAACTCGCTCTATCCCTCGGCTATTCGTGCCCTCAACATGGCACCAGAAACAATCGTCGGACAAGTCAGGTCAGACCGAACAGATGCTTACATAAAAAATAAAATGGCCGAAGGTTCTAGCTTTGCTGACGCCTGGGAAAATCTATTTGGTACACTAGAATATACCAGTGTCATGAATATGGAGCCAGGAACCGAAATTACTATTGATTGGGAAGGCGGCGGATCAGATGTTATGTCAGCAGCCGATGCTTGGAAATTAATATTCGAAGGCAATCAACCTTGGATTATCAGTGCCAACGGAACCATCTTTAAATATGACAATAAAGGAATTGTTCCAGGTTTGCTAGAGCGTTGGTATGCCGAACGTAAAGAACTACAGGCCAAGAAAAAAGATGCCACCACACCCGACGAAAAAGCATTCTGGGATAAGCGACAACTAGTTAAAAAGATTAATCTTAATTCTCTCTACGGTGCTATTCTTAATCCTGGCTGTAGGTTTTTTGATAAACGCATTGGTCAATCTACTACTCTTACTGGTCGTGTTATTGCTAGACATATGGATTCGTTTGTTAACGAGTGTATCACTGGCGTATACGATCATGTTGGCGAATCTATTATCTATGGCGACACTGATTCAGTATACTTTAGTGCCTGGCCCGTTATTAAAAAAGAAGTAGAAGAAGGATCAATGGAGTGGAATAAAGACATCTGCCTGGCGGTCTATGACGGCATTGCAGATCAAGTTAATGCAAGTTTTCCTATCTTTATGGAAAGAGCATTTCACTGCCCGCAATACATGGGCAGTTTAATCAAAGGTGGTCGAGAACTTGTTGCCAGTAAAGGTCTGTTTATTAAGAAAAAACGTTATGCTGTTCTTATCTACGATCTAGAAGGTGCAAGATTAGACAAAGATGGCAAGCCAGGCAAGGTCAAGGCCATGGGTCTTGATCTGAAAAGATCAGACACACCCAAGGTAGTTCAAGACTTTTTGAGTTCTCTACTGCTGGAAGTTCTAACTGGAGCCAATAAAGAACATGTGTTTGATCGTGTTAGAGAATTTAAAACTCTGTTCCAAGAACGACCAGCCTGGGAAAAAGGTACACCTAAACGTGTTAACAATTTAACTAAATTCAGCGAAGCAGAAGCTCAACAAGGTCGAGCTAACATGCCTGGACATGTACGAGCAGCAATTAACTGGAATGCACTACGTAAAATGAACGGTGACAACTACAGTATGGCAATCGTCGATGGAATGAAAACTATTGTCTGCAAACTCAAACCTAATCCATTGGGTTATACCAGTGTGGGCTATCCTACAGACGAAATACACATTCCCCAATGGTTTAAAGATCTACCTTTTGACGACGGGCTTATGGAAACTACCATTGTAGATCAAAAGGTAGAAAACTTACTAGGTGTCTTGGATTGGAATATTGCCGAGTACACTGATACTAAAACAACATTCGATAGTTTATTTACTTTTGAATAAATTTTACCGTTACATTTGCAAAATCTAAATAACTCATGTAACATAACACATACTACTATAAGGACAATTCATGAAAGACGCACTATTAGACATCGTACAACACACACATAACCTCGGTGTCATTGATCTGGTTAAGATCACAGGAACTGACAAAGAAACTACCATCAACGCCGTTGCCGAAGATCGTAGTGCCATTTTAGAAGCTGTATTTCACAATCCAGTTGCTGACTTTGTTGGCACTTTTGGTATGCCTAATTTAAGTAAACTGAATACCATTTTAAATCTTCCAGTTTACCAAGAAGATGCACAACTAACTATCAATAGGCAGGTCAACGACGGTGTCAGCGAGCCCTGCGGAATTCACTTTGAAACCAAAGCTGGAGATTTTAAAAACGATTATCGGTTTATGGGCAGTAGAGTAATCAATGAGAAAGTTAAGAATCTTAAATTTAAAGGTGTCAAGTGGGGTGTTGAGTTTGAACCCAGTGTACTAGGTATTCAACGTTTTGCCTATCAATGTCAAGCTGCCAGCGAAGAAGTATATTTTGTTGCCAAAACAGAAGGTACAGATCTTAAATTTTATTTTGGCGATGCTGGCAGCAACGGTCATGCTGGTAATTTTGTTTTTGTTAGCGGCGTCTCTGGCAGTGTTACTAAAAGCTGGAATTGGCCAATTGCTGTTGTTAAAAGTATTCTTGGATTACCTGGTGATAAGAGTATGCGTTTTAGCGACGAAGGTGCTGCACAAATCACTGTTGACAGTGGTGTAGCAGTTTATAACTATACAATACCTGCACAACAGAAATGATTAAACAGATAGTGGCCGGTCCTGGTGTTATTGTC